AAGTCTGCTATGCACGGTATAGGGATTGACCTTGTTGCTATGTGTGTTAATGATGTAATCACTTGTGGTGCTAAACCATTATATTTTTTAGATTATATTTCTACTTCAAAACTCAAACAGGAATATCTAACACCATTATTGGATGGTATTCTTGAAGGATGTGAGCAATCAGAAATGGAACTTCTGGGTGGAGAGACAGCAGAGCATCCACAACATATGGGATATGCAGATGTAATTAGAGATCTTGCTGGATTTTGTACAGGTATAGTAGAAGAGAATGAATTAGTAGATGGTGGAATTATCAAGAAGGGTGATAAGATTATTGGGATAGAGAGTAATGGTGTTCATAGTAATGGATATAGTTTGATTGAAAGGTTGTTATTCCATCATAAGATAAAACTTCAAGATACTCCTGAGTTACTTACACCAACTACAATCTATGTTCCTTTAGTTAAAGATTTATTGAATGAGTTTCCCATTCTTGGCATGGCACATATTACTGGTGGTGGTATTTCAGAGAATCTTCCAAGGTGTTTGCCTAAAGGATTAAAAGCGCACGTAGATTATAACTCTTGGCCTATGCCAAAACTGTTTAATAAGATTATGCTTGCTGGTGAGATACCAGAAGAGGATATGAAAACAACATTTAATATGGGAATAGGGTATTGTTTAGTAGTACCACCAGAAGTAGCAGTAGAAGTTGAACTAAGAATTTATGGGCATGGATTCAAGTCATGGACAATTGGAGAAGTTGTGGTATAATAGATAAAGGAAAAAAACTATTATGAGTATACAACTTGCACTATTAAAGTCAGGTGAGGAAGTAATCTCTGATATCAAAGAGTATCGAGATTCTGATGACAATTTAGTTTCCTATCTTTTTAGGGATCCTTTTGCTATAAAGGTTAAGACCTCACAACTTCTTGTTGAAGAAGAAGGTACACCAAAGCATGAGGTCATATATTACAAGTGGATGTCCCTATCAAAGGATACTGACATTATTGTGAATAAGGATTGGGTGGTTTGTATTACTGATCCACTAGATAGCATTACTAAATCTTATACGGAGAGAATGAATGGAAGAGACAGATCTACCGATGGACGAGATGGTTCTACCACCAGACGATCCGAATCAGGAACCAGCGGAGAAACCGATTCAGGTACTGTACTTAACGAACAATCTGAGGTTGGTCTCACAGATTGATGAGGTACTAGCTGACATTGGGCAACCCGATTGTAAGTTAATTAATCCATGTGTTATTGACAAGGATGGTAAACTTACTAAGTGGATGTCCAGTCTGACTGATAATACAGAAATGTTTATGAGTTCAGAGAAAATTTTGACACTGGTTGATCCCAACCAACAACTACTTGATGATTACGTAAACATTATTCAATGAGATTCTACACCAATGTCCATCAAAGGTTTAACGAAATTCTTGTCCGTGGATATGAGAATGGCCGCCATTTTACTGCGAAGGAGACGTTTCATCCCACTCTTTATGTTCCTTCTAAGAAAGAATCAAAGTATAAAACCCTTGATGGTAAAAGTGTAGAACCAATTAAACCTGGTAAGATATCTGATTGTAAGGAGTTTACTGAAAAGTATTCCTCTGTGGAGGGGTTTGCTGTATATGGTAATGATCGTTATATTTGTCAGTATATTTCTGAGAGGTATCCTGAAGAAGAGATCAAGTTTGATATAAGTAAAATTAAGTTAGTCACAATTGACATCGAGGTTGCTGCAGAGAGTGGTTTCCCTGATGTCTTTAATTGTGCAGAGGAATTGCTTGCAATCACATTGCAGGATTATACAACAAAGCAGATTATATGTTTTGCATCAAGACCATTTAATAATACTCGTAAGGATGTAAAGTATGTTCTCTGTCGTGATGAGTATAATCTGATTGATAGATTCCTAGAGTATTGGAATAATAATCCACCAGAAGTTGTGACTGGATGGAACTGTGAGTTGTATGATATACCTTATATTGTTGGAAGAATAGAAAGATTGATGGGTGAGAAGACTGTTCGTAAACTTTCTCCTTGGGGGTATGTCCGTAAGAGGGATCTTACATTACATGGTCGTAAACAGATTGCTTGTGAGATGGCTGGTATATCTGTGATTGATTATCTTGACTTGTATAAGAAGTTTACTTATAAGGCACAAGAGTCTTATAGGTTGGATCATATTGCTAATGTTGAACTTGGTCAAAAGAAATTAGACCACTCTGAGTTTGATACCTTTAGAGATTTCTATACGGGAAATTGGCAGAAGTTTATTGAATATAATATAAAGGACGTTGAATTGGTTGATCGTCTTGAGGATAAGATGAAGTTAATTGAACTTTGTCTTACTATGGCATATGATGCTAAAATTAATTATACTGATGTATTCTTTCAAGTTCGTACTTGGGATGCTATAATATACAATTATCTGAAGAGGAAGAATGTCGTAATTCCCCCAAAGGTAAGAACAGATAAAGATACACAATACGCAGGAGCATATGTCAAGGAACCAAAAGCAGGACGCTATGATTGGGTTGTTAGTTTTGACCTCAATAGCTTGTATCCTCACCTTATTATGCAGTACAATATCAGTCCAGAAACGCTCAGGGAGACTCGACATCCCAGCTCGAGCGTTGAACGGATTCTAAATGAAGAGATAACAGATTTTAATCCTGAGTATGCAACGTGTGCAAATGGAGCACAGTATCGTAAAGATGTGCGTGGGTTCTTGCCAGAACTTATGGAGAAAATGTATAGTGAGAGAGTTATCTTTAAGAAGAAGATGATTCAGGCAAAGAAAGATTATGAAAAGCAACCAAGTAAAGCACTCACAAAAGAAATTGCCAGATGTAATAACATCCAGATGGCAAAGAAGATATCTCTTAACAGTGCTTATGGTGCTATTGGTAATCAGTACTTTAGGTACTTTAAGTTAGCAAATGCAGAGGCGATTACTCTTTCTGGTCAGGTTTCTATTCGTTGGATAGAGAATAGAATGAATAGAAAGTTAAACAACATTTTGAAAACAGAGGAGATTGATTATGTTATTGCTTCAGATACTGACTCCATTTATCTTAATATGGGGCCTTTTGTTGACGCTATATTCAAAGGGCGAGAGGCGACTACTGAAGAGATCGTTAATTTCCTTGATAAGGTGTGTGAGGTGGAATTCCAAAAATATATTGAGAATTCTTATGAAGCGTTGGCCAAGTACGTAAATGCTTATGACCAGAAGATGTTTATGGCAAGAGAGAACATTGCTGATCGTGGAATATGGACTGCCAAGAAAAGATACATTTTGAATGTATGGGATAGTGAGGGTGTTCGTTATGCTGATCCCAAACTCAAGATAATGGGTCTAGAAGCGGTCAAGTCATCAACTCCTGCTCCGTGTCGCCAAATGATTAAGGACGGTCTGAAGGTCATCATGAGTGGCACAGAGGATGAAATGATTGAGTATATTGAGTCTTGTAGGAAAAAGTTTAATCAACTTCCTCCAGAGGAAATATCATTCCCAAGGTCAGTTTCCAATGTGACCAAGTATAAGGGAACCCATAACATATATGAGAAGGGTACACCGATGCACGTTCGTGGTGCATTGTTGTTCAATCATTATGTTAAGGAACGAAAACTTGATAAGAAGTATGCATACATACAAAACGGTGAAAAGATTAAGTTCTGTTATTTGAAGAATCCTAATCCTACAAGAGAGAATGTAATTTCTTTTATTCAAGATTTCCCAAAGGAACTTGACTTAGTACGATTTGTTGATTATGATATGCAGTTCAATAAAGCATTTCTAGATCCTGTGAAAGCAATTTTAAATGCTATTGGATGGTCTGATGAGAAGAAGATTACTTTGGACAGTTTTTTCTCATAAGTATGCTATAATGTTAATACAATGGAGGTATGATGGATCTACCAATTGATGATAAAGAATTTGAATACATAGTTCTTGCATTATGGAAGTGCCGTAAGAATGCGGGTGAACCCCAATGCAAAGACTTATATGATAAGTTGAAATTAGTTAAGGAAGTAAGGGATCAAAATCCTGGTGGACCCTATAAGAAGATACTTCGTGAACAATATAGCATGGTGATCTAATGGATTTTTTAAAAGACATCGTAAAGGAGATTGGTGATGACTTCACCCAACTCGCAGCAGACATCGACGGACGAGAAGAATTCGTCGATACCGGCTCATACATCTTTAATGCAATGGTTAGCGGTTCCATTTATGGTGGCGTATCTAGGAATAAGATTACTGCCATTGCTGGTGAGTCTAGTACTGGTAAAACTTTTTTCGCCCTCGCAGTGGTTAAGAACTTCCTTGATTCTAATCCTGATGGTTATTGTCTCTATTTTGATACTGAAGCCGCAATTAATAAACCATTATTGGAATCTCGTGGTATAGATTTAAAGAGATTAGTTGTTGTAAACGTAGTCACCATAGAGGATTTCAGGCAGAAAGCATTGAAAGCGGTTGATATGTATCTAAATACTAAGATAGAGGATCGCAAACCCTGCATGTTTGTGTTAGACTCTCTGGGTATGCTTTCTACAGAGAAAGAAATACGAGATGCATTGGATGAGAAACAGGTAAGGGACATGACCAAATCCCAACTTGTTAAAGGTGCATTTAGAATGCTAACCCTAAAACTTGGTCAAGCAAACATTCCACTTATAGTAACCAATCACACCTACGATGTTATCGGATCTTATGTCCCTACTAAAGAAATGGGAGGCGGCTCTGGTCTCAAATATGCCTCAAGTACAATCGTTTATCTCACTAAAAAAAAGGAAAAGGATCAGAAAGAGGTTATTGGGAACATTATCAAAGCTAAGGCAGTTAAAAGTAGACTCTCTAAAGAAAATAGAGAAGTAAATATACGTCTCTATTATGACGAACGTGGATTAGACCGTTACTATGGTCTATTGGAACTTGGCGAGATTGGAGATCTTTGGCAGAATAAAGCTGGACGATATGAAATTGGAGGTAAGAAACTATATGCTAAACAAATACTGGCAGACCCAGAACAATACTTTACTACTGAAATAATGCAGGCTTTAGATGAGACTGCAAAGAAATTCTTTAGTTATGGCAGTTCTTAGTTTTCCTGATGTAATATCTAAAATTGCATGTGAATTTTTAATTGAACTATTTGACCATGATTTTGATAATCATGAGCATATTAATAATAGTTCAAAACCAACGTTTACACAATTGAATATTAATAAACATCATAGTAAATTGGTTCCAGAGTTAGTTATTCTTTTTGAGAATGCTTTGGAACTTTATAAAGAAAATGTATTATCTGCACAATATTTGCCAGAGGTGCAATTTCTTGAAGAATTTAGACTTAAGAAATATGAGATTGGTGGTACAGATCGTTTTGATGAGCATGTAGATGTTGGTGATCACGAAACAGCAAAAAGAGCTCTTGCTATGATATTTTATTTGAATGATGTTGCAGATGGTGGTAGAACTATTTTTCCATATCATGACTTGAACATTCAACCGAAACGTGGTAGAGTAGTTGTATTCCCACCAACTTGGGAATATCCACACATTGGTGAACCACCCATAAGTACTTCCAAGTACATTATGAGTACCTACTTACACTATCAGTAATGGAAACTATTGAGACCACTATTCTGAAGAATCTTATATACAATAATGAGTATTCTAGGAAGGTACTACCATTCATTACTAAGGAGTATTTTGAAGATTATAATGAAAAGGTTATATTTGAAGAGGTATCTAATTTTATTATAAAGTATAATAATCTTCCTACTAAAGAAACTTTAATAATTGAATCTGAAAAGAGAACAGATATTACAGATGATAATTTTAAACAAGTATGTGACTATGTTAGTACTTTAGAGGATACTCCTAGTGATGATCAATGGTTGTTAGATACTACAGAAAAGTGGTGTAAGGATCGTGCTATATACCTAGCACTTGTAGAATCCATTGGTATTGCTGATGGTAATAATGAGAAGAAAACTCAGGATGCAATTCCATCAATTCTTTCTGATGCATTAGCAGTTAGTTTTGATAATCAAGTAGGACATGATTACTTACAAGACTACGAGGAAAGATACGACTTCTACCATCTCACTGAGGAAAAGATACCTTTCGACTTGGAATTCTTCAACAAGATCACAAAGGGTGGACTTCCTAATAAAACTCTCAACATTGCTCTTGCAGGTACTGGTGTTGGGAAGTCTTTGTTTATGTGCCATGTTGCTAGTAGTGCTTTACTCCAAGGTAAAAATGTACTCTACATTACTTTGGAGATGGCTGAAGAAAAGATTGCGGAACGTATTGATGCGAATCTTTTAAATGTTAATATACAGGAGATTCCCAATCTTCCACAACAGATCTTTGAATCTAAAGTAACTAAGTTATCACAAAAAACACAAGGAACATTAATTATAAAAGAGTATCCTACTGCATCTGCTCATAGTGGACATTTTAAATCATTATTAAATGAACTTGCATTAAAGAAATCATTTAGACCTGATATAATATTCATTGATTACTTAAATATATGTGCATCATCTAGGTATAGGGCAAACGGTAATGTTAATTCGTATTCCTACATCAAAGCGATTGCGGAGGAACTTCGTGGACTTGCGGTTGAAACTAATGTCCCGATTGTTTCTGCTACTCAAACTACTCGTAGCGGGTATGGTAATTCTGATGTTGATCTTACAGATACCAGTGAGTCTTTCGGTCTTCCAGCCACCGCTGATCTTATGTTTGCTCTTATTTCTACTGAAGAGTTGGAGGGATTGAATCAGATAATGGTGAAGCAATTAAAGAATAGATATCATGATCCTACTATGAATAAGAGATTTGTAGTTGGTATTGATCGTGGTAAGATGAAGTTGTTTGATTGTGAACAGAGTGCTCAGGATGATATAGTTGACAGTGGACAGGAAGAAGAGTATAATAATGTACAAGACAAAATGAAAAAGTTCGCTTCTTTAAAATTCTAATGGCAAAATTTCTAAAGACAATTCATCCAGAAACAAGATCTGAACTTGCAGAAGCAGATTTAAGTGCTCTACAAGAAGATCTCATCATGTATATTAATGATCTTTCTGATGATCATATAACAGTAGCTGTTAATCATTTTGCATCAGAGCAACATTTTGCTGGTGCTAAACAGAAGAATCCATTAAAAAAATGGATTGAATCTACACGATCATGGAAACTTCATATTGAAAATAAGAAGTTGGGTGTAGAAATAAAAAGACGAAATAAGAAAACATATGAGGCAGCAATGAAGTTAAGAAAGCAATGGGGAATCAAATGACTAAACAAGTTGATTTTAATAAGTATTCGGAGTTCGTAGATGCTGTTACATCTGACGAATCTAAAGATTTTCTCGCATTGTCAGACCGTCTGGTAATGTTGGATGAGAAAGGTGCAAATATAGAAAGACTCCTTACTGCTGGTGTTGGTTTAAATGCCGAGGCAGGTGAGTTCTTAGAGATTGTTAAGAAGATGATATTTCAAGGTAAACCTTGGGATGATGCAAATAGAGAACATCTTATTATTGAGTTGGGTGATGTTATATGGTATGCAGCAAATGCTTGTATGGCACTTGGTATTTCATTTGAAGATGTAGTTGCTCGTAATGTTACTAAACTTGAGAAGAGATATCCTGGTGGTCAATTTGATGTGTACTATTCTGAACATAGGGAGGAAGGAGATCTATAAGTTGATTGTATAAATATACAAAAGCTGTGTTTTAAATTCGATGGATCTCAGAGCAATTGCAGAAGCTTACCAATCTGTATATGAAGGTAAGGAGAAGGAATGTTGTAAAGAATGTGGTAGTTATAATCATACTACTAAAGAACATGATACTGCAGTAACAGAAGCAGTTGATATCGCTTCTGATTATTTCTTATCAGAAGGAATAGATGAGAAAGAATTGGATGTTATTATCGAAGATGTAGGACTTGATGATTTCGTTGAGTTTGTTTTTGAAGAGAGAGCAGCAAGAAAAGCTTCTGTTAGAGCAAAGTCTTATGATCAAGTGAAATCAGAAGTTGATAAATCTGATGCTGCTAAGAAGAAAGCAGGTAAGGGTGAATACTCTGCTGCATATAAGAAGAAAGAAACTGATGTTACCGATTATGGTGATGATAAACCAGCAAAGGTATCAGTTAAAAAAGTTAAGAAGTCAGTAGCAAAAGCAAAGGCAACAAAACCTGCTGCTAAACCTGCTGCTAAACCAGTTGCTAAGAAAGCACCTGCTAAGAAGGCAACTAAATCAGGACTTGGAGATAAGATTCGTGGTGCTGTTAAGAAAGGAGTAGAACGTCATAAGGCTGCTAGAGCAAAGGGTAGAGTACCAGAAAAACGTGCTAAGGAATTTGCAAAGGGAGTTGCATCTGGTGTTAAGGATACTGTTAAGTTTGCTGGTAAAGT